CGATATTGTCTCTAGATGAGATCTTAAGCTACTTCACAGGACTAGATTTAACTTCAACTATGGAAAAGATATCTGGAATAGTTGATGCCGCTACAGGTGTGGCTTGGTCATTAACTAAGCTTTCTGTAGTAAGCTCTCTACTTCTTCCTGCGGCTGCTTTGGCAATTGTCGGGGCGGTAGGCTTGCTTGCTGGTGCCGCAGCACTTGGCATACTGTCTCCCGGAATTGCTGCATTCGCATTGGCAACAGTTGCTCTAGACGCACTCTTAAGCTTTGCCACGGGAAGAGATTTAACTTCAACTATGGAACTGACATCTGGTGTCGTTGATGCTGCTACAGGTGTGGCCTGGTCGTTAATTAAGCTTTCTGTAGTAAGCGCACTGCTTCTTCCTGCGGCTGCTTTGGCAATTGTCGGGGCGGTAGGCTTGCTTGCTGGTGCCGTAGCACTTGGCATAATAACGCCTCCAATTCTTGCATTCACAGGGGCAATATTCGTTTTAGGCGCAACCTTAGACGCCATTGCAGGATTAGATTATATAATTTCAGTGACAGAAAAGATGTCTGCCTTAGTTAATGCAACTATGGGATTTGCTTGGGCGATAATTAAATTCTCTGCCGTTGCTACAGCCCTTGGTGCCATGGCTATATTTGCTCCCATACTTGGAATAGCCTTGGCGGCGGGGGCTGCGGCTCTGTGGGCCATGATGAAGGGCTTTATGGCATTTTCTACTGTTACTGTTTTATTTGGAAAATCTTTTGACGCTATTGGAGGCATAGATGAAGCTGTTAACATAACAGAAAAGTTAGGCGAGTTTGTTGGTGCCATTCAAAGCTTTGTTTTTACATTACTGAAATACTCCGCCGTTGTTGCAGCCCTTGGTGCCTTGTTTGCGTTTGCTCCCATGCTTGGAGCGGCCCTATTGGCAGGTACTGTGGGACTATTCGCCATGATGAAGGGCTTTATGGCATTTTCTACTGTTACTGTTTTATTTGGAAAATCTTTTGACGCTATTGGAGGCATAGATGAAGCTGTTCACATAACAGAACAAATGGGAGCGTTTGCAGATGCAATTACAAGTTTTGCAGTTTCGGTTATGAAGTTTTCTGCACTGGCTGCTTTATTGGGCGGAATGACACTAGCGGCAGGATTGGTCGGAGGAATTTTAGTAGGAACCGGCACAGCAGCACTGATGGGGCTTTCAACTGGGCTGGTGGCTTTTGGAATGGTACTGAAAAGTTTTGCAGATAAAATGGGATCAACATCTGAAGTAGAAGATACAGCAAACAAAATTGTAGCAATAGCAAAAATGTTTTCAGTAGTGCCGGAAATAATGAACGTGCTTATAAATTCAATAACTCCAATGGTCTCCAAGAGAATGTTTGGATTAATGGCAGCACCTGCTGAAAAGTTAAACGGTGAAGCTATAAAGAAATTTTCTGATTTCTTTATAGGCGTATCTAAAATGATGAGAGACGGCATAATAGACCCTGTAAAAGAGAATCTGGCTGATGCGGGAGAAATAAAGGATGTAACTAGCAAAATTCTTGGCATGGCACAAATAATTGATGTAATACCAGGGATGATGGACAATGTTGTTAATGGTATAATCCCCATAATTGAAGGATCGCTCTTTTGGTCTTCACCTGCCGACAAACTAACCGACACGGTCATGGCTGATTTTAAGAAGTTCTTCACAAAAGTAGGAACGTTCTTGCGAGACGGCGTAGTCACTCCTATAAGGAATAACTTTGCAGATGTAGCAGAAGTGGAGAAAGTCTCTAGCATAATTGTTGCTTTGGGATCAATGGTAAGCGTTATCCCCAAAATGATGGATGATATAGTTAACGGTATAATCCCCATACTTGAAGGATCTGGCTGGTGGTTTTCAGGACCGGATTTGACTGACACGGTCATGGCTGATTTTAAGGAGTTCTTCACAAAAGTAGGAACGTTCTTGCGAGACGGCGTAGTCACTCCTATAAGAAATAACTTTTCAGATGTAGCAGAAGTGGAGAAGGTCTCTAAAATAATTGTTGCTTTGGGATCAATGGTAAGCGTTATCCCCAAAATGATGGATGATATAGTTAACGGTATAATCCCCATAATTGAAGGATCTGGCTATTGGTTTTCCTCAGGACCTGCCGACAAACTAACCGACACGGTCATGGCTGATTTTAAGGAGTTCTTCACAAAAGTAGGAACGTTCTTGCGAGACGGCGTAGTCACTCCTATAAGGAATAACTTTGCAGATGTAGACGAAGTGCAGAAAGTCTCTCAAATAATTGTTGCTTTGGGATCAATGGTAAGCGTTATCCCCAAAATGATGGATGATATAATTAACGGTATAATCCCCATACTTAAACCAGGACTTTTTTCAGACTCGCCCGCTGAAAAATTAGAATCGAAAATGTGGGAATTTGCTGACTTCTTTGAAGGAGTGGCACTTTTCTTGCGATACGGCGTAATCTCTCCTATAAGGAATAACTTTGCAGATGAAAGCGAATTGAAAACAGTTTTAGGTATGATGAATACAATGTCGTTTTTGATTGCTAACATCCCCGGTTTCTTGGAGAGTCTATCAATGTCCATAACTGGACTAGTGGAATCAAAAGGATGGTTTGGCTTAGGTGCAAGTCCTATGCAAGAGATTGCTGCGAAAGTAGTGACATTCTCTAGTTACTTCCAAGCCATTGGAGTTGCATTGGGGGAAGGAGTTGTACGTCCAATAAGAGACTACTTCCCAAAACCAAAGCAACTTAACACTGCGTTAAAACAACTGGACTCCATGGCATCACTGGTTGCTGCAATTCCTGATTTCTTGATTCGTATCAATAGTTCTATAGGAACCCTAGTTGATGGTACCTGGTGGAAGGCTTTCACCCAGAATCCTATGGGCACGATGACTAAGAAAATACAACTATTTTCCGGTTACTTCCAAGCCATTGCCACTGCATTGGGGGAAGGAATTATTGATCCAATAAAAGATTATTGGCCAAAGCCAAAGGAAATTAAGACAGTTGGAAAACAAATAGATCAAATGGAAAAGGTTATCAAAAAACTTCCTGGTTTCTTAGAAAGCCTAGACGAGTCAGTCGGAGATTTCTTCCTTGGCACATGGTGGAAGATGTCAAGTCTATACAACAGAACAAGCGTATTTGCTGATTATTTTAAATCTATTGCAGTATCAATAAATGATGGACTAATACAGCCAATCCACAAAGAATGGCCAAAATCAAAAGATATAAAGGAAGTCGGTAAGAGAATAGACGAAGTTCAGAAAATTGTTGAAACGCTCCCAAGTTTCTTGGAGTCTCTAACAACTGTCGTTGAAGAATACGTCGATGGAGGATGGTGGGAAAATGACAAGATTGCTGGACTCTCTTCTAAAGTAGAAGTTTTTGCTGCTTATTTCGAAAACATTGCAGCAGCTTTAGATGATGGCCTTCTAAAACCAATACAAAAGTGGCCAGAATCTTCTAAAATAGAAGAAATAGGCGAAAAACTATCCACTGTTGAAAGTGTAATATCTGAACTGCCAAGCACACTGCAATTGTTAACAGATTCTATGCAGAGTCTAGAGAATGGAGCATGGTGGGATTTGCAGTTAGATAAAGAAAAACAAAAATATATAGACTTCTTTTCAAGTACGGGAAGTTTCATTGTTGATTCGCTAATAAATCCAGTAAACCTATTGCCTGAAACATCGGCCATACAAGAATCCATAACTAGAATCGAATTAATATGTGAAATATTTAATAAGTATGCGGAAGCGATGTCTTGCATGGCAGAAGCTTCTAAGAACTTATCTTCTACTGAGCCTATCGATTTAACTGGAATGGAAAATGTTGGAGACGCAATCAAGAACGCCCAGCCAGCAATAAGTAGCATGTTGGAAGGGGCACAGGTAAACGAAACCACCTTGTTCCCAAAAGACTATCGTGATCCTGCATCATTGACACAAGAGGAACTAATGATGCAAAAAACTGGAGCACAGGTAAACGAAACCACCTTGTTCCCAAAAGACTATCGTGATCCTGCATCATTGACACAAGAGGAACTAATGATGCAAAAAACTGGAGCACAGGTAAACGAAACTACAATTGCAGGAACAGATGAAAGCAATGAGTCATTGAAACGACTTACGACAGTTTCTCCAGAAAATGATCCCCGATTGAAATCTAATGCTTGGCATCAGAGGTTGTTAGAGCAGCGAAATCGTCCTGAAAGAGTTGGTCCTGCGGCTGTGGAGTCTCAGTCGCAACAGATGCTTGTTAATCAAACTGGAATGACTCCAGAACAACAATTAGAGAAATTTGGACATGCAAGGTCAGGAAGAAAATTTGAATCCGACCCTATCGATAAGCAAATAAGGGCTAATCAACTCGCTACAGACAAGGCACGTAGAGCCGCCGAAGGATACAGCCCTGCTCGTGGTGGTATTCAAGAAAATTTAAAGGTTGAAGAAAATCCATTCGATAAGCAATACCCAACATCTAAAGATTGGGATAAGCAATACCCAACATCTAAAGATTGGGATAAGCAATACCCAACATCTAAAGATTGGGATAAGCAATATCCAACATCTAAATCTTGGGATGAGAAGTACGCTAATAGGCGGGAAATAGGAGCAATGGCAAAAGGAGGCGATTTCTTAACTACAGGCGCACAACTGTTGTTGGTTGGAGAAAAAGGCGCAGAGAGAATTAGTGTAAAACCAGCCGATCAAGTTGCCAATCTAGAGAAGAAAGCATTCGAACACTCTGAAATGACTTCTAAATCGGCAGCTTCTGTCTTGAACGTACCATCCTCAGTCAGAGCAGTAAATGCACAGCCAAAACCACTCTCAGACGTTCACGAAAGGGTAAGGCAACAATATGCAACAGAAGATGAAGGAAGTAAAAACAAATCCAAAGACATGGCAGAAATAGCTAGTGCGAGCAACAGCCAAGTTAGTCTCCTTGAAAAATTACATGAAGACAACCAACAGTTGCTTAAAGCGATTGAAGGTAAAAGCCAGCCTGGCCGTAGTGAAGGAAACTCACAGGCATCAACTAAAAACAATCAAAAACCACTAAGTAGCCCGAAATATGGAAATTGGCAATATGGAAAAATGGGTCAAAATGCAAGTAGACAAATACTTACTCCTGGTTAAACCGTAATCCCGCCTAAATTTATTATAATTCACAACAATAAATAACTCTATTAAATCAAAGGAAAAGAAGATATGCCAAAAGGAACAACGCCTAGTGGGCAATTGATAAATTTAAGAGATTGTTATATTTTCGTACCAAATTTTGGGAGAGTCGAGCTAAACAATTTACCAGATATCAGTGATGGCAAGAGTGCTGCGTATAATGACGAATCACCAATTGGTAGATCTTTTCCTTTAAAAACTTATTCCCATTCAGAGAATCGTGCAATTTCAATGCAGCTTCATTTTTATGTTGGTAAAAGAAGTGACATTGTACTTAACCTCGAATATCTTAGAGCACTTGAGAGTTGTGTTTATCCGAGAGACCAAGTAGCAGGTGCGGCAAATGCACCATTTGTTCCTCCTCCTATTTGCAGAATCAGATGCGGGAAACTACTTGCAGATACAGAATTGTGCTGCATTCTGAAAAGCTACAGCGTAAAATTTCCTACAGATGTAGCTTGGGATTCAGATTTTTATACTCCCTATAAGTTCGACGTAGATACTAGTTGGGAAGTCGTTTATAAAAGTTCAGATTTACCCGGTCAAGGCAGAATATTAAGTTCAGGGAGATAAAAGATGGCAGTAGGTATAACAGAAACAGACTTCAGACCTTCAAGATACGTAAGCTCCTTGAGCAGATATCAAGGAAGCAAGGTGATTTACTGGAGTGATAAAAATTATCTAACATTCGAGACTTACAAAAAGCCAATTCATGTAAATAGTAATCAAGATATGTTTACAGTAATTAGTCCAAGTCAAGAGTTTAGACCAGATAAAGTTTCTCAAGATATGTATGGGATTCCTGATTTTTGGTGGAAAATAATGGAAGTAAATAAAATTAAAGATGTATTTGATTTTAGGGCAGGATTGAGCATAAGATTACCAGGCGGAGTTTACTAGGAGAAAAATGGCAAATAGTGGTTGCTTAGTTGGATGCATCAACGATTATACATGCGGTGGTTTACGAAGCTCGGTTGTAGACTTTGAGGATGTAGTTGCGCCATGGGTGAAAATGTATTTTGGAGATGATCAAACAACGGCAATAACGGTTGGAAACGAATCTCAACCACAGTATGGAAACACTGCAATTATAAAATCTTTTCAATATGGAAGATCAGATGGAACCACAACAGAAGTAGAAATAATAGATGAACAAGGTGGCAATTTTAATAGGTTTGTAGATAAAATAGCAAAATGTATAGGTCAGATCGATGGCGGTAGTCCTTATGGCCATGTTGCTTTTGAATTTGGATGGACTGCTTCAAATTGCACGGGTTTAGAAGGTGGAAATCTAGGTACGCCCGGAACGGGCGGCGGAAGCGGTGGATCGCTTATGAGGTCACAGAGACTTCAGGGTATGCTTATAGACATTGAAGTGTCTTTTGAAAATGGAGTGGTCAAATTTCGATGCACCTTGACAGATTTGGTGCAAACTATATTTGTGTCTAGAATTGATGAAACAAAGGGAGACGATGATCAACCGATACCATTGAAGCAGGCCATCCTAGAATTAGCCAGAACCCCTGCGCCGGGTTTTGACGTTAGTTTCGAAAAACCAGATGGAACAACATGGGATTTTCTTGATAAACCCGTTTCGAGGTTTGATGCAGATGGTCAAAACAAGTTGTCAATCATATCAAAATGGCTTGAGCCTTTTGTAACTAAAGATGGCAAAGGCATTGTTCCAATGTGGGATGATGTAAGAAATTTGTTAGTTTTACAAGAAGACATGACTCCCGACTGTGACGAAACAGTTAGTTGTTCAGGAAACCATATTGGGACATTTATTGTAAACGGTGGAAGATGTAGTCCGGTAATAAGTTTTTCTCCAAAGATTAACTTTGTTGTTGCGTTTTCTACAAAGGCTTCAGGAGGTGGCACATCTGGTCAGGATGCAGCACCAGAAACCAAAGAGGAAGGAGAAACGTGTCCAAAACAGCCAAAACAAGTAGGTGTCCAAGAATCGTCCGGGCCGGTAACCCAGGCGGCGGAGAATGTCTTCGGACCAAAAGAAGCTCTTTCCAAATCAAACAAAGCCCAAATCTCGCAGGCGAAAGCCAATGGAGTAATACAACTAGTACCAAGCGCAATCACAGCAGAACTTACAATTGTAGGAGATCCAAGAATTGTTGGCTTTAATGTAGTAGGAAAATTCGTTGCTATAGTCGTTATAAATCCATTTCACATATTTGGGGACAAAGGGTGTGGGGATTGGCTCGCAATGCCAGGATGCAATGAAGTTTTAAGCAATAAAAATTGGTTAATACAGGGATTTGATCATCAGATAAAAGAAGGATCATTTGTTACTACATTAAAGTTGCTGCTGGCCACTCCAGGAAATGAACTCTCCAATGAAAACAACTTTGGAGCAAGCAGCAACGGATACAGGCCACCAGATATATGTAGTGCTAATTAATATGGAATGTGAAAATGCGAGATAAAATTGAAGAACAAGAACAAAGATTGAAAAAGCTGGAAAGCAGATTTTCTGAATTAGGGTACGACATGACTGCTTTAGTTCAATCTGAGTTCAAGAAAAAATGGAAAATACCTTCTCAGTTTGAAACGCATTATGGAATGCTTACCGCTTTATGCATTGATACCATTGATCCTTGGAAACAGAATAAAGTCAGATGGTTCAATCCCTTGTTTCATAGTCCTGATTTAACAGTAAAGGCTTTACCGTGGGCCTATCCTATATCTAGCATGGGAGGCTTTGATGATTGTGGATTAAATTGGGTTCCGCCTGCCGGTTCAACTCTTTGTATCATATTTGAAAATGGAGCAAGACAAACGCCATATTATATGGGCACAACGTGGCATAGAGACAGAGGTCCTGCGGGACAAGAAAAATTTAAATTCAACATTGATGAATACTTTAAAATACACCAAGGAAAAAGAGACGGATATCTAGCTGGAGCAAACGATGGGTCTCAAGTATTTCCCCAATGGAACACAGAAAGTTACAATGGTTTTGATATAGACTCAATTGTTGACTTCAATGAGGACCCAGAAGCTCAAAGAAAAATAACTTACCCCAACATATATGGATTTAAGACTCCTCAAAAACATATGATGAAGCTTGTGGATGGAGACTACAAGTGCAACCACAGATGGAAAAGAGTGGAATTATTATCGGGTTGTGGCAACTGGATGATTATGAAAGATGATCATTTGCATGATTGTGGCACATGGGCGCATCCTAATTGTGGAGTAAGCGGTTCAGAACATGAGTGTGAAGATGAATTTGGGTCTCCAGTAGAACTTACGGAATGCGAGGGCGATACAAGTAATAGTTCAATTCTTGGCGGGCACCCAAGTACTTCTGACAACAAGTCAAACACAGGAAGTAACCCATATTTCAAACACGAGAGTGAATGCAGGCCGTATAAAGGACCACAAACCCCACAAAACAACAGATGCGAATTGCCACAAACAGGAGTGCAATTTTTATCAATATCTGGTCATAGTTTCGTAATGGATGATTCTGTCGAAGAGCCGAGCGGAGTTCCAGAGTGGAAAAGGAGTACGGAAGGATTTGATTTTGGATGTAATGACAAATATGTTGGAAAGACGTTTTGGGTGTCTGCGACTGGACACCGTATCGAGATGTCAGATAAAGAGGAAGAAACAAACATAAGAGGCGAAGAAAATTACATAAAATTATTAAGCGCAAATGGAAACAGAATAGAACTTAACGACCATACAGAAGGAATAAAAGGGGATTCTGGATGTCCTCCAAATATAGCAGGAGAAAAACGTGGTATAACATTAGAAAGCACTAGTCGCCATCATATTATGATGATTGATGAAGACAATGAACAATGTGGACCGGCCAGAAAAGAAGGCGGAACACCTATCAATCGTGCAAAAAAAGCCTTCGTCAGAATTAGAACTGGTTACGGTTTGGAAATGGTGATGGCAGATGATGACAGTCAAGAAGATACCGTAAAACAGTATGTTAGGATATATTGCCCGCAGAAAGACAACAATGAACGTGGTCCTCATATACTACACTTCCAAGAAAAACCATCTGGCCCTGGATTAGTTTTTCTAAGAGTAGGCGGAGATTATGTGTGCTCCACTTATGACAATCATATAACAGTCGTAGGAGATGTAGAAGATAATCCATCAAATAAAATTGTTATGGTATCAGACAACTATATAGAAATGACTGAAAACCTTTACATGAATGCTGCTGATTTTCACTTTTTCTGTGCGAATAAAGTAATAATTCTTGGTGCCGGTCTAGATTTGCCGCCGCTGTGCGCTGATGATAAAGGAGGATGTAACCTTTGTTTGTGGCCTGTTTTGGTATTAGCAGGAGGGGTTGTTAGAGCAAGTGATAGAGTTTTCGCCTCTGCATCTGCCGACGCACCTTGTCTTTCTATATTCCAAATGATGCCATTCCACAAATGTCCACCAATTCCTTCTTGTAGTTCGGCACAGGCAGCACATGGATCAGGCGCATAATATAACATAGGAATAATATGACAAATAAATTTTTAGGAGCACCGTACCCAATAGTTAGTACAGCGAGAGGACTGCTTGCTACCCAAAGAGGAGTTGATCAAATTAAAGCAGATTTATTACAATTGCTTTTAACAAACCCTGGGGAGAGGGTGATGCTTCCTGGTTTTGGAACTCCTCTTAGAGAAATTATATTTGAGCCGAATGACGCTACATCTAGCGAACAAGTGAGAGACATGATAATTAATTCCATAAGAACTTGGGAGCCAAGAATAACTATAGAACAGATTGATGTATCAACTCAAGCAGATCAAGAATCTCTTCATGAGGATGATTCGCTTGAAGATATAGGTCATATAATGATTGTAAGAATATTATTTTTTGATCCAGAAAACATATCAGAAGTCCAAGAGTTAAAATTAGAAGTACCACTAGCAGGAGTGACAGGAGAATAAAATGTCTAACAATTGCCCTATTCAAGTAAATCCATATGATCAATCAGGTTTGTCAAAAAGTTCTCCTGTATCTAATTTAAATTATACTAATCAAGATTTTTATTCTATGAAAACCAGATTGGTTAATTTCATAAATGAAAGATTTGGAGAGGACGGATCACAGATCCCCGAAGCATTTAATGATTTTGTTGAATCTGATTTGGCAATCATGTTAATTGAAAATTGGGCGTTCTTAGCAGATACTTTATCTTTCAAGATGGATCAAATAACAAATGAATTGTTTATAGACACCGTCAACGAAATTGAAAACGCTTTTAGGCTATCTAGATTAGTTGGATTTAAACCACAACCCCCAATAGCCTCTAGATCGCTGTGGAGTGTAGAAACAAACAACCCAATCACAACAGACATTTCAATAGAAACTCCTGTTAACATTGATTTAGTTTCTGATGGTCAGAGTATAACAATAGAACTGTTTGCCGCAGATTCAAACAATTTACCTAAATTCGGTGAAGACATTATAATTCCGTCCGGTAGTACGTTAAACCAAAATATAATAGGATTAGAAGGTAGAACATCCACAAACACGTTCGTCGGAACGGGCGAAATAGGACAAGCAGTAGAGTTGTCAAGATTTCCTGTAATATATGATTCCATAGTGGTGCAAGTTGATGGATTTACATGGGAAAGGGTTGACTACTTTACAGATTCTAATCCAAGAAGAGAGTATAGAGTAGAGTTCAACTCTGCTTATCAGGGTTTTATAATTTTTGGGAATAATAGAGCGGGACTCATTCCTTCCAACGGTTCTTCTATATCTGTCACATACAGAGTTGGAGGCGGGAGTATTGGAAATATTGTTACAAACTTTGTGGAAAAACAAAAACAAGTAATAGTGGCAGGATTGGGATTCAACGTCCCTATAACTTACAGAAATTACACCAAAGGAGAATTTGGATATAACGGAGACACAATAGAAGATATTAGAAGAAAACTTCCTGTTTGGATATCCACACAAAACAGAGCAGTTTCGGGAAATGATTACAAGATATTGGCAGATCAATTTTCGACTCCTTACCATGGGCAAATTGGAAAATCAACAGCGGTTTTAAGAAATCATGGATGTGCTGCAAACATAATAGATCTGTATGTTTTAGCAAAAAATGGGGAAGATGGACTTGTCGAGGCTGGTAATGAATTAAAAGTAGGACTAAATAATGAGTTAAACGATAAAAAAATGTTGACAGATTTTGTTTGCGTAAGAGACGGAGAAGTTACTTACGTAGATGTAGTTGTTGACATTACTATGGATAGTTTTTACAAAAAGTTTGAGCAAGAGTTTAGTGTAAATATTGACAATAAAATAAATGAATTCTTCTCTATAAATAACTGGGATTATGGAAAATCTTTAAAAGATACTGAATTGATTAAGTATTTATCGTCATTCAAAGAAATAAGTGATATAAGTATTTCCTTTACAACGGATGATCCTGACAATTCGGGAAGCATGGTTACCGCAAGTTTTTATCAAATAATAAGACCTGATCAAGTAAACGTTTTATACGTTTACGAATAGGAGCCAAATTGGGCATTAAAAGAATAACAGAAAATCCTACTATAGCGGATACAATAATATTCGACATATTGACTCCTAACGAAGTCATAAGTGGTATAGAATTAGACTCCGAAAGTCCAAATCAGCCAGAGTGCTTTGAAGCAGACCCTTTTAAAGTAGATGATGTAAAGATATTTTACATAGAAAGAGACTTCACAGGGGAAAACATAGGAGAGACAGAAATTTCTTTGCCTGATTTGACGCTGCAACAGCAATTAGAGGCTGCAAAATCAACCGCATGTGATAGTCCTACAGAAGAAAATATAGCAACCTTACAAAGAATTAAAAATGAATTTGATTTAAATTCAAAAAAAGAAATTATCAGATATAAGGACGCAGTATCCGTAGGTGCTTTTGGAAACGGCGATACATATCCGGCTTGGTTGTCCACTGATCAAGATAATGCAATACTAAATCATATTGTCTTAGACAGCAATGGCAACACTCAGTACGGTCACTTTGAACTAGAGTGGGACCCCCTAGGCATGCGGGAGGGGGATTATTTTATATGTTGGACTTGGACTCCCTTACCGGCTGGGGACAAATTCAGTGCTCATCAGTTCTTTAGATTGGGAGGCTCCACCCAACTAACAACTTCAATACCAACTCACTTCACCAACCCAGACAAGTACAGCACGCTTTTAGATAGATACACTCCAGAAATGTATAAGGTTGGAATTTCCAACAATGACGTTACTAAGTATGTAATTGATAGATTAAACCATTCTGTAGCAGATGGATTTACTGTACTAGAAGATTTGACAAATCAAATAGTTGATATAATTGATGCAAATGCAACGCATGAATCAATATTGCAATTATTGGGTAATACATTCAACCTTAAACTAAGAACCAATGACCCCACGTTGTGGAGAAGGCAAATTAAAAATGCAGTTCCTTTATTCAAACAAAAAGGAACTTTGCCAGGGTTAACATCAGCATTATCAGCAGCGGGCATTGCATTGTCTAAATTTACTGAGATGTGGCAAGTTGTTTCTCCATATACTTTTCAAGAAGCTTTTGATGTAGAGGACGAAGAAGATCTTGATTTCACCCTTTCTAAAAACGCCATTCTACCAGTAGATCCATTGAACTTTGAATTATTTTACAGAGGAGTTGAAGACTTAGAATGGACAGAATTAAGTGGACCCACAGATTATGTAAATTTATCTGAGGTAGGTGGAAAAACAATAATGACTTGGGTTGGAAGCGAACTTTCAGTAAGTCCAATAATTCTAGAAGAAGGAGATTCGATTAGAGTCATATACGAAGTAGTCGAAGTCCCAAACCCTACGCAGCAAACAATAGAAGAGTACATAAGAACGTTGCCCCTTTCGGATCTAAGAGATGATAGAGATCAAAATTTCCCTTTAAAGAATTGGAATGTTAGACTCATAGAAGAAGACGATGCTTTGTTTGACGTAATTATTCCAACAAGGCATCCTTTTGTGGAAGAATTAGTATTTGGTAAAATTAGAACTGAATTTCCTTATTCAGAAAATGTTTACAACATGGAAGAATACAATGGAAGCAGAAGAAATTCAACCAATCCTTGTGATATAGACAGGGGATTCCTAGATGCTTGTTCATCTTGCAAAAGTAGTAAATACAATGTTGACTTGGAAATTGAAGATCTATCAAACAGAAGAATATTAGAAGCAGAAGAAGTTTTGAGAGAGCACACTCCTTTTCATAATATTTTGCACTCTATGACATTGACAGGCACTCAAAACGACTTTGTTCAATCACCTGTTGAAACTTTAGAAGGACTATTGACCATTAGTGGACAAGAAATAGCAGTCGTAGACCCTCCCCAGACAATATTCAGCAGAACCATGACAAATACATCTCAAATAAAAAGAAATGCTTTGGCGTCAGTTTCAACAGTTGTAAGTAGTGCCTCTGGCACCGGAAGCAATCAAAGTGTAGTTTTATTCGCCCCAGACTTCAGGATGGACAGAATACCTTTGTCAGATGACTCTTCTTTAACTTACTTAGAAATACTTTCTCCTCACGCTCATGCTGGAAGCTACACAGTTCAAAACCCCACAAAAAATCATTTAGAAGTAAACGGAGTGACTGAACCTATAACTCAATCTTCCTTCACATTTAGGCTTTCAAATGAGGCGGTCAAAAAGACATCGACAGACATAACACAAGATGATTTATTTGTGTTCTCAGATGAATCTCTTTCATACAGTAATTACAATGTAAAAAGCCAATGGGATGTAGATAACGATTCGGAATATTCAGGAGGAGCTTGGAAAGTTTCAATTTCAACTTATTCAGATGTCTATGACATATTGGAAGTCCTACCCAATGGAAGTCTCGTATTAAACGATCCAAGTGCTACTTTACCAACAGTCGCAACCAACGGCATTATTTACAATCTTTTAAACGACTCTTCTGAAACAATTACATCTAGTACTAGCGGATCACTAATTGTCAACAGGCGAGGAAGAGTTGACTTGGGAACCGCTGGAAGCATGTTAATCCGTGGATCATCGACGACATCGTTAGATGATGTAAGAAACGTTTTAGAGATAGGTTATTTCATGCTCTACTCTGGAACTCAGTACTTTGTAAGCGGATTTGCAACAGGAGAAACTAAACAATTCTATATCGATGGATATTCAGGAGGAACAGTATCGGGAGTTTCTGTAACCGTTTATCAGAGAATAGCGAGCAATGAATATGGAGTCTTACACCTAAAAGGCTTGGAACTGACGACTCTAGTAGATCACGAGACAGGTTTGGGGATTTTAAATGGGGCAAATGCTCCTGCTGACGAAAATGATATTTTGGAAGACGATTTATTTAAGGAAAATTTCTTGGTGTTGATAAATTCTGAGTATTTTGCAATTTCTGAAATTGATGGCACTACAATAACCTTGTCAGGTCCCCAAAATGATTGGAATACAACAGGTACTGCTGTAACTTACGATATTTTAAAATATTCTAAGTTAACAGGCACAACCGTAAATCCGCCAACGGGGTACAGATACGACCCAGTGGCAGACATACCTGAAAGAGAATACCCGCCTGTTCCAGGATATGCATTTGAATTTTTAGACAGAAGAGGAAATGAAGTGATTGAGATAAATACTGAGAATGCGATGCCAATGATGGCAATGTCTGCTTTGTTGAATGCAGGCAGAAATGATGATATTATGGAAACAGTTGGTCAAGAAGAAAAGATTACATTCAGTGTTGAATGGAAGGAGGAAGAATGATGTTGAGTGATAATGTGAGTGCTATCAAGCCTGTAGGCGAAATAGAAATTATAATTAACTACAATGACGGAAGAGAAGAAGAAAGATTTATTCACAACACAGTTCTTCGAAAAGGAAGAGAAGCTTTAGCGGCTAGTTTAGCGAACGAAATAGGAGACGCTTTTGACTTCTATATAAACAACATGCTGTTTGGTGATGGCGGAACAAACTCAGGAGTTCCAAAACATGTCAACAGTGAAAGAAATGGTTTGTTTGGTATAACCAGATCAACAAAAAGCATAATTGCAACCATCGATCCTAATACCCCTTCTCAAGTTGTGTTTACAAGCATTCTTGGATTTGATGACGCAAACGGATACACAATAAATGAGATGGCTCTACAAATGAATACGGGCGATTTTTATAGCATGGCAACATTCGCTGACTTAGGGAAAACCTCATCTATGCAAATCACTTGGAATTGGCGTTTAAGCTTCGTTTAAAAATGTTTGATAAAATTATGAAAATATTGACAATAACAGAAGAAGTTGATTCAATAGACAACTACAGAGCGTCTGGTCCTTTGTTTGAACTTGGTAAATCCGATGGGTATGAGGTGGACATAGCATCGAGAAATTTTGCATATTCTAAAATTTTCAGAAAATATGATATATTTTATCTTCAAAGGCCAAGATCTATAGATTTAGAGACTGCTTGTTTAGCGAAAAAATTTGGATTGAAACTGGTCGTAGACTATGATGACGACTTGTTTAATGTACCAGTTCACAATCCTGCACATTTAGGATTGCACTCGGAAGAGATAGATTGCATGAGGGATGTAATATGTGCATCCGATTTAGTGACAGTTAGCACTAAATCTTTAAAGGATGAAATAGAAGGCCAAACCATGCACAAAAATGTGCAAATTGTTCCAAATTCGCTGAATGATTCTATTTTTGAACTAGGAGAAAAACAAAATTTTAATAAAGTAATTGTATGGCGTGGATCAAATACTCATGCAAAAGACCTCTATTCAGTTAAAGATGGACTCAATAAAATAATAAAAGAAAGATCTGATTGGACGTTTGTGTTCATGTACTATTTCCCTTTTTTCATTGAAAAGGAAAAGAATGTAATCTATACAGATTGGATCAGTCCCTTTTATAACTACATGAACCAATTAAAATCTACTTATCCCGGAATAGTGATCCACCCGCTTACAGAAAATAAATTCAACAAGTCAAAAAGCAACATAGCTTGGATAGAGGCTACACACGCTGGGGCAGCGTGTGTAGCTCCTGACCTACCGGAATGGAAGCAGCCAGGCATTGCGAACTATGAATCTGACAATGGGCAAGATTTCTATTTGAAAATAAAAGATCTTATGGAAAAAATAGATGATCGTGAAGACACAGGTTTTGAAGATAGTAAAAAGTTTATTGAAAGCAATTTAATTTTAAGTAAAGTTAACTTAAAAAGAAAAGAATTGTATGAGAAGTTGCTTTAATACAAACGATTTAAATTCTAAACTGATAAGCTAAAAAAAAAAGGCATCTTTATGAAAAAATCTTTTATAGTAACACAATATTTTGATCCTGAATTAGAGAAATATCAAAAAGTCATATTCGTAGATGAAGAACTGTTTGACTGGGGAATTGAGGAAGAGGCTTTACAGGAAGCTAAAAAATTTGCTGGTGAGGATCGTGCCATCAAAAAAGCTGTTCACGGAGATATTAAAAAGTTTTTCTTAGACAGTTTATCAGAGTTTTTAGGAAGAAAAATCACTTTAAAAGAGGTAAACGAGGCTGTTGAAAACGGATATATTTGAATGATACTAATTGAAGAAAATGATAATAGATTTTATATTGAAAAATCTAATTTAACAAATGCTGGCAACGGGGTGTTTGCCAAAGAAAATATAAAAGCTGGAGAATATTTAGAGATAATTGGCGTTTGCGTAAAGGCGAATTCTGAAGCTGATAAATGCACAGATTGGGCAAAACATTACAAATTTGCTGCTAGGGATAAAAATTTTGATAGATATATTGTGCCTATGGGTTACGCTGCCGTAATTAATCACACTAATGACTCCAACATCCAAAATGTAGAAATTAGGTACTTGAAGAACATTCAAAAAAAGAATGAATCTGCTGGTGGAATGGTCTATTATTTCATTAAGGATGTTGACAAAGATGAGGAAATAGTAGGGAATTATGGAGAAGCAGTTGGAAAAAAATTAGATTGGATTCAAGATAAAGCAAATTTCGACAAGGATGAATGGGCAACCTTTTTGTCTTTTGACCTATATAACTTAGGAATACTATCTGAGATAAAGATTTGCGAGGAATAAAATGCCCAGAATTGAACTAATACCAGAAGTGCTTTATCAAGCTATGGACCCTTACCACCATAGTTTTGACAACTTGCCTTTAAGAAACATTTTAACGAGACAAGATCTTGTCAATAGTGCTGTAGACAACAATTCAGAGATATTAAGGGATTCAGTTGGCACAGCAGGAACCTTATCTAATAGGTTGAATCAGTCAATAGAGGAAGATGGAAGTCTTAAGACTGTGGCTGTTGATGACACATTGCACAATATTGCTCTCCATACAGATGGGTCTGTTGAAATTAGTGGAGTGCCTGTTGACTTTGTTCGAATGCAACAGTCAGAGAGAGATAAGCTAAGTTTAATAACAGATGAGGCTACAGCGTTCAAATTACAAGTAGAAACAATTTCTACCACTGTGCTATTCGACAACGATACAGTTAGAGTTGTTGACTCTGACACTGTAACATGGGAAGTAAGTTCTCCAAATGAGGTTAAAGCAAACTTTTCTTTTCCAGTGGCTGCTGCACATCAGCATTTCTATGATAGAACGCCGATAGATGCAAATTTAGTGACTCCTGACTATACTAACTATAAAGTCACATCCGTTTCCACACCGTTCATTGCAGGCTCTCTGAGAGTTAGCATAAACGGAACCAAACTAAGCGAAACAGGAAACGTATATGTTCCAGATTCCACAGGTCCAGATGGTACGTGGACATTGACCACATTTACGGGCAATGCAACAGGAGGCACTTTCGCCTTGAACAGGGCAATAACTGCATCTGATGTGATAAGGGTTGATTTCGATACTACTTATTAATGAAAATAATTGATTTTAATTTTGTAATTCTTTCTCCAGAGGCTAATTACGGGCTAATCAAGTCTACTGTTAGATCCATAAGGGGACGGTATAAAGATGTCGCATATTGTTGCGTCGTTGGGGGCAGAACGTCTCCAAAAAGAATGCAAGAAATAAAAACAATTTGTCCTGAATTGTACAAAGGAAAGGACACCATAACATCTTTAATTAACCAAGGTGTCAAGAAAGGAAATAGTTGTTGGAAATATATTGTTTTTGAGGGTGTGACAATGTCTCCAAATAGAGACAAAAAATATAAAAACTTTATAGAAAACGAAAAAAATATACTTTATCCAATAATCACAGATTATGACAGACAAGGCAACCCACTTAAATGTTATACCGACTTCGATGAGGCTACTTTAAACGGATTATTCATTCATCAAAAAACATTAAAAGAAGTAGGAGACTTCACTGATAATCCACTAAAAATTTCAAAGTTTTTCTGGATGCTTGAAGCGGCGGATAGGGGATGCACCTTCAAAGCAATATTAGGTGCCAAAGTTTTCTAAACTAGCCCGTAAACAAAAGACCATCTGTCGTCTTTTTTATGCTTACCAGAATCTACTTCTTCCAAGTAGTCCCACACAGCTTCCAAACTTCCAAATCTTTTAGTTGACATCCCCCAATACCAAAAAGGAACAAAGTATCTACCTTCTGGGCAGAATATCAAAGTTGGATTTTTGTTGTTCACGCTGTTTACTATTTCATTGTGCGTACCTGTCGTTGCAACTCCTTTAGGCAAACAGGCAATTAAAAAATCACTTTGACTGACCCATTTTAAGTCTTTTCTCACAAATCCATGCGCAATTCTTTCTATTTCGTGGTCTATCTCAGGAACAACTGCATCTCTGCCGATTGAATTGCCTTTTTCTCTCAACTCTCTGAGGTTTTTTTGCCATTGTTGCTTTGGGTCATCAAAAGGATTGAGAACTTCTACTCCAAATTCTTGAGACAAGACATAAGAAGCATCTTCTGTCCAAGACGATTCTGTCGAATTTTCCATTGGACCGCTTAAATAGCATCTTTTTCCTTTTAAAAAGGACATATCGAAACCTCCACACTCTAATTAAAGAAGACAATAAATTACATATATAGAATGAAAGGCACTTTATGTCAAGCGAGAATGAGATTTATCTAGAAGCAGAAGAATTGCTAAAAAATGAGGTCGTAGACAGACACAGTTTTTTCCAATTGAAATATTTTGTAGTTGGCAAAGAGCCAACAATGCAAGCAAAGATGTGGAGATGTTTAACTGAGCTTAAAACAAGAAAAGAAGCAATTGATAGCATCAATTTAGAAATCGAAGAAACAAAAGATACTATTGAACTGCTGAACATAGAAGAAAAACGTTTGGAAAACATTAATAAATACGAGAGTAATGAAAAAAGCTGGACGCAATCCGAGGCAGATGAGATTGAATACCATGAAGAAGAATTGAAGATTAAAAAAAGACAAATAAAACGTAAAAAAGAAGGTATTTCAAAATCACTAGATAACCTATACAAAAAACTTAAATTTACCCAAGAAGAAGCTGCATTTTTTATCAAGTCATTCAAACAATTGAATCAAATAGAAGAATTAAAGCCATTTGATGATTTTGAATCTCAAAAATTATACTGGAATGAAAAGTTGTCACAAGAATTTGATTTAAAGATACTTCTTCATAGGCAACCAGACGTAGAGTTAGTTAAGACAATTCTCGCATTAACAGACGATTTAGAAGTAAAGAAAACAACAGTAAGATTGCTTCAAAATACACAAAAAGCAATCTCCGACACTGGACACGCCAGTAGGGGCCACAATGCCGAAGAAATGGCCGAGAACAAATAGAAAAAATTTAATTAGACAATTAGAAAAAAACAAGTGAGGTAATAAGTGTCAAAAATATCAAGCCTAGATGAAGGATACGTATCAGGAGATTTGTCTGTCTATCCTGAAGCGTTAGACAATAAAGATACACTCAATGAAGCAGTAAATAATGCCGAAACTACTCTGAAACAGGGCTTAACATACTTAGGAAAAATTCTAGTAGTCGAAGACTCTTCGAACTTCCCAGATACAGGACTGTTAAGACTGGTAAATGAAGATTCTAATCAATATGAATTACTTTACTATGGAAAAAAGACTCAACAAGGGTTCTCAGATCTAATAAGGGACTTTGCGGGATCTAGAAGAAATACTTGGCCAAAAGGAACTAAGATTGCAAATGCCGTATTTGCTGAACATCATAATGCAATAAAAGATGCAGTCTTAAACATGCAGTCACACTTGGGGGTCAAAGACTTTCCTGCGAGCACGTCGTTAAATGGAATTCTTAAAAAACTAGAAGAAAAGTATCTTTCGCCAAAACCTGTGTGGCGAACATATCCGAAACAGGGAGCACCTCCTTTAACCGTCAGATTTCAGAATTTTTCAGGTGGAGACGCTGTTCGTTTCCTGTGGGATTTTGGAGATGGAAGTACATCTATAGAAAAGAACCCAATACATACATACAACAACGAAGGAATTTACACTGTTAAATTGAATATAATCACATCAACAGGTGCTCAAGGAATTGCTACTAAAACCAACTATATTACCGTGGACGAAAATTTAAAAGACCCATTTTTTTATGTTGCACCAAAAGATCCAACAAATCCAAACTACTCAATAGAAACAGCAAGCTCCCTTGGAGAGCCTGCTCAGGTGTTTCAATTTGTCGATCAAACTGACGGCGACATTTCGCAAAGATTCTGGATCTTTGACGACGGTAACAGTGAAGCGATAACCGACCCAAACATTCACACCTACGAATACACTTATGAGAAGCCCGGAGATTACGAGCCTTCCTTGCTGATTATATTCGCAGATCAAAAATTAAAACGTGTATTTTTAAAAGATGAAATTATTGTTTTATAAGGAGAATTATGACAATCCCAACTGCTAGTAATTATCCAGATCAATTAGATAATGATACGAATTTGTATGAAGTGCATGATTCTTTAAGAGTTAGATTAGCAAATGACTACAACGTCGGAGACTCCAGTATAACTGTATTTGGAGACACAACCAGTTTTCCAACAACTGGACTTATAACCTTAACGGAACAATGTTCGGAAATAAACTTAAGAGCAATAAGTTTTTATTACAAATCTAGAACAGACACCACCTTTGATGGCTTAGAAATGTTGTCCGGGTTCACTGACTCTGTAAAACCTAAACTCATTACAAATGTAACGCAGAATGTGATGGCAAGTCATCACAACAATATAAAAGACGCATTAATTGCCATACAAGAATTTGTAGGAGTAGAAGGAACTATTGATACCACGCCATTGGGCGAGACAATGACAGGAAGAATTAACTTCCTTAGAAAACTAATTCTAACACCAAAAGCCTGGTTTACTCAAAATAAAACAATTGGGCTTATTCCGCTGAAGGTAGATTTCACTGATCAGAGCTTCAGGCTAGGGGACAATACCGTAACTTTTATATGGGATTTTGGAGACCAAACAACTTCAAACATTTCTTTTATTTCAAACATATCTGTTACAAGTGTTGTTCCAGTAGATGACGTTAACGTAATAGTGTATGACTTAAATGGCGGGACATTGCAGAAAACATATTCTGAACCTGGCTTTTACGATGTTAGCTTGAGAGTGATAAATGAATTCGGAGAGGATACTGTTAAGTTTGAAAAACTAATCAACGCAAGATTCTCCGCTCCAGAAGAAGCTGAGATCAACTTCGTTCCTCGATCAAGTCAGACTTCAACAATTAACCCTCCGACAATTAGATCTTCAGTAAATACTTTTATAGATATTGAAGTACCCGCTGGAGAAAATCCGTCCAATCCCGGATATTCTTACTCAGGCGAAAAACTAGACGGAATTGGCAGTCCAATAGACCCAATTGACACATACACATGGTCGTTGGGGGATGACCTGTTGCATGTGAACTCCTCAGAGGCCAGAGCATCGTATAGCGTGGGCGGGTTGTATGACTTAGTGTTAAGAACGGATACAGAATTTGGATCGTATAGAATAACAGCACATGAAGATTCTATAAGTATAATTGAGAGGCAGAATTTATTTTTGTGGACTCTATCTGGGCCTACGGCTACAGCAAGTGAGTTTGGAATAGTAAGTGAAACTTTTGTAACTCAAGGAAACAATAATTATAATGTGACTAGGGATGAAAGTTTTTTAACAGGGACGAATGGAGAAGAAAAAGCAAAATCTGAATTCAAAAAGAATACTGGATTTGCAAGGCGTGGAACTATATTTTCAGGAGAACGAGGAACAGCAGTTCTTTTTCACGCTGAAGGGGGGAGCGACTACTCATCCATGGCAAGCCAAGAGGCAAAATTTGTCGAGTACAACGGGTTTGATGATGTTTACTCTATAGATGGATCTGTAACGATTACAAGACCTTGGAATTGGATGTTTTTATCATCTGGATCTAAGGCTTATTTTCTTATGGGGCCAGACTCTTCTTTAACGCCCAACGATAATAGTTCTTATCAATTAATGCAAACACTTGATCTAACACCTACCTTTTCTCTTTCAAACACCACATTCACTTCCGGCAACTACGCTAGTGGCTCCAATGACTTATTGCAAAACGTGACTAGCGGGTTTGATGGGTCAGGAGAGCCACTAGATGGACGCTATTCGACATACAGAAGCACATGGAAAGATTCCAACGGGTATTTTGTTAGGAACGATGGGGTGGGATCTTTCTTTAGAATCAAGAGCTTCTATAGAACAGAGGGTGTTTTAGGAGATGAATTTCAAGGAGTTAAAAAATTACCAGATATTGCAGGAACAACGAAGTTAGAGGGAGAACTTGTAACAATGACAAATGGGATTTTCTTTTTCAACAACTCTGGATCAATTTCGGCATATAATGACTCTAGTGGCGTCTGGGAAGTTGGAGGCCCCAGTGGTAACTCTGCAACTTTTAGATCTGTGCAGGATACAAGTGTTTCGGGCTTTGATAGCCCAGAAAATACTTTATTAGCAGCCTCTGATGGAGATAGGATAGCATATCTAAGTTATGACTATAGTTCAAATGCCTTAATTAAATATAACGGAACTGATTCTACATTCGTAAACATTGGACCCAGACCAAGCGGGGAACAATGGATTATGGGTGTTTATTGATTCTTACAAATATACCACTCTCCGATTTAGACAGAAAATTAGAAAATTAACTAAATAAATTAAGGAGAAGTAACCAGGAAATAATTATGTCAATAGGATTCCCACCAGTTCCACTGTACCCGAAAGCTTTAGATTCAGACTACACCTTGTTTTTAGTCTATAACACATCTGAAGCTGCATTAGCTTCAAATAATGAAGCGTGGGCGGAAGAAGTAGAAATAGAACCTGTTAGTGCCGAAAGTAATGAGATTTGGGCAGACAATGGCTTTGCGAACATATCTGGTGAGTTGTTCTATTATGACGAAGTAGAAAAAGACTCGAATGATAAAGTCTACAAGTTAAAAAGATGCTCACGAAACCTTGGAGGCTCTAAAACAAAATTTAACGAATCTGGATCGATGGTGCGTGGATTCGTAGTGGCAGAACATCACAATCAATTAGCAGACGCAATAATAAAAATAGAACAATTTGTTGGAGCAATATGTGACATAACAGATGCTGAAGAGTTTGCTAAAATAAAAGACAGTTTAGATTGTAAAATTCGTTCTTTGGATGCAGAGCCAGATTGTATAGATGATGCCTGTCCTGATGCTGTTTTTTCTTTTGAAATCAACGATGAAGAAAGTAGTAACTGCGAAGGTACAGTTGCTGAGTACGAGATAAGCATCGAAGGAAATTTTACAGGATTCAAAATTGACTTTGGTGATGGAACATTCACAACATCTTCAAGGTCAGGCACAAAAACATACCCTCCAAACACAAATATAGATCCAGTTTTGACAGTTAGCAACAATGCGTGTCAAATTATTCAAACTCCAATTGTAAGATCGAACCCTCAAGAGCCTGAAACTGAAGAAGTGCTAGAAGCTTTTGAAATACCGATCCCAGAAGTTCCTCCGTTTCCAGAGTTGGTAATACCAGATATTGAGGCTCCTGAAAATGAACTAACACTGCCTCCAATAGTGTTTCCGTGTTTGGAAGCTGGGCCTTTGGGGCCAATAAATGTGCCATCTGTTATAATTATAGAACCACCTATTGACATACCTTCAGTAATATCAATTACGCCAGTTGACATACCTAGTGAAATCAGGTTTATCGACGCACCATCATTCAGTCCTATTGAGTTTGGCCCAGCACCATCGTTTAGTCCTATTGAGTTTGGCCCAGCACCATCGTTTAGTCCTATTGAGTTTGGCCCAGCACCATCGTTTAGTCCTATTGAGTTTGGCCCAGCACCAT